ATTGGAAGAAGAGCTTTCTAAAATATCAAACATGCACGATAAAGCTAATCCAATTCCGGGAATCATCTACAAAACAGAAGATTCAGATAAGCGGCAAACGATTTTGGCATTGACGAAAAAAATTTCAAAAGCTTTGAAGAAAAATAATTTCAGCAAAAAAGAATTGGCATTTTTAATTTCAGCCATAATCACAGAACTAGAACTTACTCAAGAAGATTTTGTAAATCTAAAAAATGAACTTGAAGAAGAGACAAAAGATGATTATGATAATAATGACGATAGCGACGAGGAATATGAAGACTAGATCAGTTTAAATTTTTCAATAAACTCATCAACATATTCATTTAGTGTAGGATTCATTAAAAGCTCCACTTCATTCATCTTACCTTCGTCTGGCCACTCAACAATGTGATCAGCTGCGCGTTTAATCCTTGGATCATTTTCAGCTTCATGGTCGTTTGCTGGTTGTACAAATTTCTTTTCAATAAGACGGCAACCGTCTTGGGTCTCATCAACGGTTTTGTATTTGCTGATATGACACAAAATGCCATTCACTTCGTTCTTCAGAAAATAAAGCTCATCTTTCTCATAAGCATCATAGCGCACATCAGTGATAATGTAATAGTCATAATTGGATTCTTCAATAGTTTTCTTTGCAAGGTCAATCCAATATCTTCCATTAGTCAATTTTCTTTGTGCATCTCCATACCAAACAAGCATAGGTCTAATAAGAGTTTTTTGCTCAGTTACTGGTGTAAACGCGGTGATACCAAGATTCTTTACAAGAAAATCATCCACTTGATATTTTAGAGGTTCGGCCAAAGCAACTCGTCTCACTGATTTACCAGCTTGTTGTAGTTTAGAAGCAAGTATTCCAGCGAATGTATCTTTACCTGCTCTTGCCACGCCGCTAAGACCAATAACTTTTTTGTTCGTCATAATCTCTCAAGATACCACTTGATTTGAAATGGTCAAGCCTTTTCCATCATCTCTTCAATTTGATCTTCGGAATATCCGTATTTTCTAAGTATACTTCGTACATCATCTCTGGGAATGAGTTTCATGTATTCAACAATATTTCGCGTGCTATCTTGAAAGTGAATGCACATCAATGTAAGTAATGACTTGTTGTATTTTTCTGTAGAATTCTTTATATATGGAAAATATCCTTTTCCTTTTGGTGTAGAAGCGATACACAGTCTGTAGAATTGTTCTGGAGACAATTTATCCTGATAATACTGTAAATCATTGATTACATCAATTAGATCGGTTTGCATGCTCAGAACTCTGCATACCATATAATTCGACCAAGTCTTCTTATCTTCATCAGAAAGAGTTTCAAAATACTTAGGATTTTTTCCCACACGTATTTCATTCACATGATCAAACAATGATCTTACTTTGGGTTTTGTTTCTTTTACTTTTTTCTTCATTTTTTCCAAATGCGCTTATCATATTGAACGAAGGTTACAAGACCCAGTGCATTTTTGGCATTTGACCATTTTCCATCAATTCCTTTTTGGGTAGCCATTTTTGTGTAAGCGGCATTCTCGGTTAAGTTGGACGGGTTGGAAAGATAAAATTTTCCACCAATATCCAATTTTCCAAATTCCATCATTTTTGGACCATCATTATTCGTTTTCATTTTCATCTCCATCTTTTATTTTTCTGCGTGTGAAGGCGACTTCATCATCGGCTTTAACTTTTTTATTATCAAAATTTTTGGCAGTTCTGCTTATATGTTGTTCTACTCTGTGTATTCTAGAATTGTGTTCCACGATTTTAGTATTAAATTTGTTATGATCATTTGAATTTTTCTTCAAATTATCAAATGCAACTTTTAGTGTTTCTGTTATGGCACTTCCTGCTTCTGCCAAGGATTTCTTATGTGTAATATCTTGTTCTTTCAACATACGCAATATTTTTACCTGCTTGTGCAGCAAGTAACCACAAATTGCATACAAAGAAAAAATCAATAGATATGTGAATTCCATAAAATATGGCCCACTATACTTCGGGGCAACTTTGTTGTCAAGATGCTATTTGAAACCCTCTTACTTCGGAGACATTATCCAAGAAATGAATCCAACTTGGATGATGTGCAATGTTTATTGTTGCACTAACAGGAATACTTTTTGGAGCATAAGGTTTACGAATGAGTCTAAGTCCAGCTTGTTCTGGTGTTTTATCCGCCTTCTTACTGTTGATATCTCTGTGGCACCATACCATATTCTCAAAAGTATTTTTACCACCTTGTGAACGTGGAATAACATGATCTACATTGCCTTCTTTCCAAGAAAGTGGTTTACCAGTGTATTGGCACACTCCACCGTCACGCTTGCGAATACTTTCCTTAGTAGGGCGGGGCTGAACCATTGGCATTTTACCATAGTTTGGCTGAATTATTACTCTTGGTACACGAAGTGTCATGTTACCAGTATGAATAGCAAGGTCATATTCACGGATAGGAAGTGTTTTCCAAATATCCCAAGTTACTGGATTTGTATTGGTTGGGCTGTTCCAATCAACACTGCCGTCAGAATCTATTTCAAATTCCATATCAATCGCGACAGCAGGAGCATTTTTTCCGCCGTCGCCACCTAGCATTGCTATAAAAGCATCTTTAACTGTCTTGGTGCCAATAGCTTGCCAAGAAGCATTCAAAGATAAAACTGGTTGATTGATAACATTCATTTCCATATCCTTTATATGGTATAACTATGACTTTTAATCTATAAAAAGTCAAGACTTATTTATCCAATTACTTTGATCTGAAAATATGGGTCAAAATCAATCTCCATATCACCATCAAACAATACAATGGTTCTATTTGCTTTTTGAACTACTAGGCTCACTACAAGTATTCTTCCAGAAGCACTTGGTACTCTATCTCCAATTACCAACCGCTTTGCTGCTTTCTCGACCAATTTATATGTTGTTTTTGCCATCATGTATAAATATTGTTATATGGCATCAAAGATGTCAATCTTCTTTTGTCGCTAAATGCCAATACCCACAATGATTGCATTTGTATGGCGTCTTCTCGGATCTATACTCCATAAATATTCTTTTAGCATCACGTAGCGCATCCGTGCGAGTTTCATATCCCATCTTACTCTCGCACGAACGCCTATGATGATCATTTGAGGACTTGGTATAGCAGTTTCTTGTAGTCATCGGCACCAATGTACTTCGCGTCAAGCATCTTGAATACAATAGCTGCTCTGCCTGTGCTGCCATACGCTTGTAATATTTCTGCTGCTGCTTGCTTACGAGGAATATTGATACGACGGAACGAAAAAAGAACCAAAGCATCCATTATCTTTTTCACTTCCTTCATAGCATCACAGATACGAGATGCGTGACCTTGCGCCATTGTTGCGATTTCGTAATCAAACTTTTCAGTAAGATACTTGAAGAAATCAGGATATCCAGTTGCTTCAGGCGAAATTTTATGACGCTCCATGAACCAATCAATATACACATCAATAACTTTGTCTATGCTAGAAATTTCACTCTTTGCTCTATGAAGATACAAATAGTGTGCGCTCTTTACTTTACGAATGCACTGCTCTTCCTTGTAATATACACAAAGACCTTCTTGATCACGTAATGCTTCCACGCTAGTCTTCATCTCCTCAATAGAGTCATATGAATAAAGCTTTGGACGACGAAGCTGAAGCTGTGATGCAACAGTGCTTAGTCCATCTTGTGACATCATAGAATAATCGTTGTGAAATATCACGCCGATTAAAACCATATCTGGGTCGTTTCCGTAGTCCAATACAATACGGTTAGATGGTGATAACCATTCAAAGATGTAAGAAACAGAAGTGTTTTCTTGTGCTTCTATAAATTCAAAAAACTTATCATACTTTTCACGCAAAAATGTAAGCTCGTCGGCGTTTGCTTGCTGATATGCATCTACAGTTCCACGTGTACGCATAACTGTAATACCCTTGTAGCGAGAGATAATTAGAGTAGATCCGTCCAGTTTTTCTAAAAGCTTTGCGCCTTCTAAAGTTTCTGGTGCAGGATCGATATCAGGCTTTTCATCCCAATTGAAAAACTTCTTGAAAGAAAGAGATACGGGATTGCCTTCTTTATCCCAAACAGAGGAACGAAATATAAGATTACCCCTGTTCCAAGTCGCTCCAATGTGGATAGGTTGAACAAGTGTTACTTCGTGTTCTCCTATTTTATGTTGATGAACCATAAATGATTCTTTGTCAATGGACTCTAAATCAATTTTCATAAGAAATATAACTATGGATGATGAAGTCCAAAATGTCAACCAATAAAAAACCCACGGGGTTTATGCCGTGGGTTTGACTTTATAACCTTTTCAACTTTTTACGCTGCTAGGAGCTTGCGCAAGATAGCAATAGCGCGACCGTTCAACTGAACCTTATTCATCTTCTTGGTAACGGGATTAACTCCAGTTACGTTTAGATGCATTCTTTCATCCTTCACACCCTCGATAGGGCGAGTGAACGAAATAGAATACTTTTCGTTGCGGACGTAGGTATTGATCTTGCGACCATTCTTTGTCTTATTGTGCTTTGTCATATGTTTTTTTAGTTTATTTTTGTTTATTGGAACAAAATACATTATGTGGATTAACCAGCAATTGTCAATAACTTTTCGCGAGAAATCTTATTAATCGCGATTTCTTTCATCTTGAACTCAAAGTCAAGATGAAGTTCACCATTGTAGTTCTTATAGATGGCAGGAAGCATTGTAGGAAAATCCGCGTGAGCACGAGGATTATTGCCGACAAGAGATTCGCTGAAATGGAACAGTGGAACCACATCTTTGGGCCAAGTGGATAATGCAAGCTCAAATGCATATTGCTCGCTGGTGTCATTGTGATTGCATTGGTGATGCAGGTTGTCGAAAGTAATCGGAATACCAGCACGCTTGTAAAGATATTCGTATAGATTACAAACAGTCCAGCTTTTACCCTTGTCCTCGTTCTCAAAAACTAGTCTGCTTGTTACTGGCTTTGACATACGCTTGAGAACAGTTTCAAGTCTATCAACAACTTCGCTGAACTTGCCATCGTTGTAGCAATTCATATGGATGTTAATGGGAGCTTCATATGACTGGGGCAATTCAAGCATATCCATGATCATGGCATGTTGTTCCAAGTCTCTAATAGAATTCTCTACCACTTTGGGGTTGGGGCTGGCAGGTACAACAAACTGGTCAGGATGCATACTGCAACGAATGTTGTTCTGCCTGATTGTTTGTGCGGCAGCGGAAAATTCAGCATAAATTTCATCTGCATTGTAAAAATCATCTACAGTGAAATCTAGATCGGGGTGTGTCATCAATGGAAATACATTGCTACCAATACGATAATTCCAATTATTCTTGGCACATTCCTTTAGAATAGCGTGAATGGTCTTGATGTTGTTAAGTGAACGATCAGCAAGAACTTTCATTGCTTCTTTTTTACCCAATTTCTTGTATTGGGCATACGTCATTACATTGAACTTGATCTTTTGTTCTTGTAGCCCTACATGGATACAACATAGGGAAGGAACAATATTGGGTGGTAAAATCATGCAATCAAGTATGCACAAAATATATATTTTGTCAAACACTATCTATCATTGATATGATTTCTTTTACTTCATCTACGCTGTAATCTAAACATGACGGTGGTAAAACTTTAGAATGGCATTTAAGAAATTGTTTATGCAAAAATGGTTCCTTTAATAAAAATGGAGTGTTTTGTAACTCATTTGGATGTTCTCTTGAAATTGCACACCCAGAACAATCTTTCAAACAAGTCAATTTATTTTTGAAGTATATTCGTATCAGGTGAAAATGTATAGGATCAATCACGTTTTCAGGTCTTATTCTGGATTGCATCCATATTTGAGGTATACCATACGACAATGCAAGTTGTGTCAATCCTGAATCTGGTCCTATCATGACTTTTGGATAAGATTCAAATATTTTAATTATTTCCAGCAACCCTTCAACATTATATGGCTTAGTCAGAACGAACTTGACTGAAATATTTTGGTTGTTAATTTTTTCCAACGCCGCCTTTGTTATGAAGTATATTGCATGAGGAAGTTGTTTTGCAAACTCCAATATAACACCATCTGGTAATTTTCTCCATTCTTCATCAGATCCTTGATATATGATGACCGTGTCGTTATTTGATAAATTTTTCGGCGGAGACATATCGGTTTTAAAACTTTTGTGCTCTAACTCTTCCAGTGTATAAAATTGATATCTTAGTAATGATTTTTTGGTTTCGCCTATGATAACAGTCCCATTGTTACTATAAAGTTTTTCCGATACTTGCATATCATTCAGTAACCGAGGATGTCTTTTGATATATTGAAGTTCTGGGTGATTGTTCATGAATATGGAAAATTTATCCAAGTCGTATACCATGTAGCTTTCATTTTTATCTGAGAAAATTTCTTTTATTCTATCCACTGACGCCTTTTCCAAACAAGCATCATTTCTATCAGAATATCTACATCCCTTGATGTATTCTTTGAAAAGGTTATATCTTTTTACTACTGGAAATAGATCTTCTCTACCAAGATAGTATAGTTCATATTCAGCCGCCAATTTTTTCCACAGTGGAACCATGAACAAATTATCTCCAAGTTGGCGTCTTGCTAGATATAATAGTTTCATAAAAATAAAAAGAGCCTCACATTTAATGAGGCTCTTTTTTGCGATATAAGCTTATTAGTTTATTAGAACTTTACAGAAAGACCGGCAGAAAGACTGTTTACTGTGTTTCCTGCGGTAATCAAACCATCACGTAGTTGAGAAAAATCAACATTCAATGTGGCATACTTTGTGTAATATCCCAAACCAATGCCAACGACGGCATATTGCTTTGCATTTTTGTACTGAGCAATCGTATCCGCACCAAGGTCGTTGAAACCGTATCCAACTGCTGGAACCAACTTGAGGTGTTGGAAACCAAATGGCAAGCGGAGATTTGCCTCGGTGTTGTTGGTGCGATTCTTTAGATCGTTGCGATAGCGTGCATCCCACGTAGCGCGTGTACCAAAGAATGTACCATTCAATAGAGCAAATGGCTCAGTGTTGCTGGAAAGATTTGATACGCTCTTGGCAAAGTTCTTGTATGTACCGCCCAATGTTAGATTGGCCAACGGCGATGTGAACTTGTAGCCGAGCGACAGATCAGTGCGCTTGAACAAGCCAGCACTTGCAGTATACTTTCCAGTTGTGGTGTCCTTCAATGTGTTGAAGGTATTTACACCTGCAACAAAATTGTAGACTTCCAGTGTAGCTCCTGCAACAGCAACATCTTCGAACGCAACCAAGCCCTTGTCAAAGTACTTGGTGTGATATGTTGCATTTGCACTTAGTGCTACTGGTGCAGCATTTACTGCTACTGCTGCAATAAGTGCTGTGATTAATACTAGGATTTTATTCTTCATATATTTTTGTATATTATTGTTTTAATACTTCACGTTTCGTAAAGTATGAATAACTATACATTTGAAAATCATTTCGTCAAGAAATTTTTTTCTTATATATCTGTAAATATGGTGGACGCGGCGGGAGTTGAACCCGCGTGCTGTATAATATAACCACAAACATATACATGCTTATCTCTTATAATCCGACTGAATTTGGTAGAGCACCATTCAGAAGTTGAGAGTTCTGTATTGACTCGTCATTATTACCGACTCTCTGCCTTATAATGACCAGCAGATGTTTGACGTTGTTGACTTGTTATCTGCGTCACAAGGACAACGGGCAGCACTAATTAGGCTGCGGCTAGCATCTCAACATCGGCATTCTTGCGAACGCTTAGGAAAGATACCTTTGCAAGATTTCTCTTAGCAGTTATTTTTTCCAATGGAGATTATACAGAGACTTTGGACTCTGTGCATGCGGCCTGTATCTATACTATATAGTAGAATCCAAGAACGCGCCCGAAAATAAAACATGCAGGGACCGATGTTAGGGCATTCGGTACCGGAACCACATTTGGGTGACTCGACCTATCTTCTTGACTTCGGCAATTTTATACAAGCATATAGCGTTGATGCCTACTAGGATTGTCGCTGAAGAATGACCAAACTTTTTCCAAAGTCTGGCCTTTTAACTACCCTGCATGTTTCAAAAATTATTATTCAAAGAACAGTAACAATAATTATCGAACATCGCGTTCAAGTCAATCAAAAATATTTTAAAGAATTTATCAGCAATATATTTTTTGATTGATTTCTAATATACTTACATTATTATTCACAGATGGAATCAGATAAAACAGGTCACACTAAAGAAGACATACTTGAAGATCTTGA